AGAAGCCGCCTTGGATCAGTGTACCGCAGAAATCCAGAAGGAAGGTCTTACCGTCAATACGGAGATCCACACCTATACGCCCGATGTCGAAGGTAACATTTATCTTCCCACCGGCACTTTGAGAGTTGATGCCGTCAAGTTCAACCGTAACGTGACCCAACGTGGGTATCAGCCCACTCGACTGTATGATCTTGACAACAACACCTACACCTTTACGGATGAGATTGAAATCAATCTTGTTGTCGGTATTGCGTTTGAAGATCTGCCGATGGACATTCAGTTTGCCATCGTTGACAAAGCCGCCCGCATGTATCAGATGATTACTGTCGGTGATGCAAACATGGATCGAATTCTTGCCGAACAGGAACTCCGCTCTCGCATGGGAATGATGCGAGCCAACGAAGAACAGGGTGACTTCAATCTGTTTAAGAATATGAACAACAATGCGTACTGGGCTGTCACGAGATTGCGTAAACCCAGTGCCAAGTACAAGGGGCTGATTGACAATGGCTACTAATCCATTTCCTATTCCATCGTTTGTTGGAGGTGTGTCCACACAGCCTGAGTCTCAACGAGTGTTAGGACAAACTTCCGAATCCCTGAACACGGTATTGCCGATTGAAAGAGGCTTGTCGAAAAGAAACGGCACAATCCCGATTGTTCCCTCAAACAGACCAGATCATTCACTGGATCTGAGTGAGGGAAGCAAAATGCACTTTCATTGGATTGATCGAGACACTAGCCGAAGATACCTCATTATTGTCAGTACTGATAAAGCCAGCAACAGCGCAGATGTTGTTCAAGCTTTCGATGCTTTGACTGGAAATAAGCTTACTATTACTTATAACGAAGATGCTGGAAATCCAAGAACTTACTTGACAACAGATTCTAACAACTCTTCTATTAAGTTTATGACCGTAGGTGATACAACCTTTATTTTAAATACCGCTGTTGCAACTAACACAACTGGATCGGCAAACTCAGGTTACACATTTGTTAGTCAACATGAAATTGACGCATTTGCAGCAGGATCTGTGACCATAAGCAATGTTGGCGCAAACAGATTTGTTCCTGTTGGTACTAAATTTTATTTAGTAGACTCTAACAATAATATTGTAGGAACAGGTATTTATCGAACAACACATGATGCCTATGTTGATGTGACTCAAGATCACATTGTTCTTAAATATGTGTTAGATTCCGGAACAGCCAACAATCCCACCACTGACGGCAAAGTTAGATTTCTAAATACCGATATTAGCTCTCCCGAAAACTATAGATATCGAGATTCTTACCTTGAATTTCCAGAAAAACCTACCGCAAACGGACAGTATTGGTATGCTGCTAACGATTCAGTAGGAAGACCTGCAGGGTTTTACGAAACTCAGAACACAAATAACGATGGACCAAAGTATAAAAGGATTCCAGCTAAGGAAGCTGGCTGGAAGTTAGATCCTCAAACCATGCCTGTTAAACTGTTCTATAATGGATCAGGATTTACATTGTCAGGATATGATTGGGTTCCTAGATATTCCGGAGACACGCTTACCAATCCGGCTCCAAAATTTGTATCTAAGAAATTGACATCCATGGTCTTCCATCAAGACAGACTTTGGTTGGCGTGGGACGAGTTTGCTATGGCATCCGCTATCAGTGACTACGGTAACTTCTTCTTAGATAACTGGAGACAAGTAGGAGACACAGATCCAATCGAAGTTGCAACATTTGGAACTACGGTAAGTCAGATCAGACACATGGTTTCGTTTGGACCAAGCCTTGTGTTGTTCTGTACCGGATCGTATCAGTTTGAAGTTCGAGCAGCCGGAGATGTCGGACTGACCCCAAGCACCGTTAACATCTTCTCTACAACACGTCATTCCGTTGATCATTCAGTGCCTCCTGTATTTATGGGTGGGCGGTTGTTCTTCTTAAGCAAAGAAGATCCTACAAGATTGTATGAATACTTTTATACTTACGACAGCTCAGGTAATACTGCCGTAGATATTTCATTACATGTACAAGGCTGGCTTCCAAACACTCCAAGAGAATTGAAATCAATCGGAACCCAAAACATGGTCTTGTCCATGTTTGACGATGATCCTTCAACTATTTATATTCATTACTGTGTTCTAACAGGAACTGAAAAAATTCAGGCCGCTTGGTGTAAATGGCGATTCGGTGTTATTAACAATACCAACGGAACTGAAACACTTGTCGATACAATAAAATCTTTTAACCCATATGACTCGTGGGTTTATATTTTAAACAAACGAGGATCGAAGTACTATCTCGACAAGCTGATGGTGGGAGACGAGGCCAACGATTCTGGATTGTCGTTTTCCTGTCGCCTTGATAGACGCTTTCAAGTGACTGGAACTTACAGCGCAAACACAAAGCTTACGTCTTGGACACTTCCTTTTCTTGATCCGTCAATCAATCGGCTTATTCTTGGCTCGGCATTTAACTCTCAGTTACAAAACAAAGCTGGATTTGAACGCCCTGTAAACAACACCACTCAAACGGTGAACGGTGTTCAGGTAACGGTGCTAACGTGTACAGGAAACTTTACTGCCGGTCCGTGCTTTGTTGGCCGATCATTTAACATGGTTGTTGAACTTACACCGCCCTATGTCAAAGATCAAAACAATCGCATTATTCCTGGTACTATAACGATTATGGGATTGCGACTTCTTCATAAAAACACCGGATACTATAAGGTTGAAGTACAGCCGTACAAACGAGAAACCAGTACACATGTATTTAATCCACTTAGAGTTGGTTCAGCTACGATAGGTTCTATTTCGATAGAAAAAGACGGAGAGTTCTCCTGTAAACCGCTTGTATCCTCAAAAAATATGTCGATTAAAATTACAAGCGACTCACACCTTCCGGCTCGTTTGATTTCTGGAACTATGTTGATTAGATTCGTTCCGCTGAAACGCAACCCAGCCAAATAAGAAAGAGAAACAAATATGCTTTCATTACTTCTTGGCGGAGGTATGGCTGTTCTTGGAGGGGTAACCAGCGCAATGGGTGCTGCTGAATCCAACAAGCAGGCAATTGCTAACGCCGAACGACAAATGGCTGCAACAGCAGCTGCCGCCAAAGCCAATCAAGTTCTCAATGATCAGGCAACAAAATCTCAACTCAAAAAGTTATCCTCTCAGTTTAGCCAATATACTAAAGCCGCTGAAGCATCTTCGGCATTTAGAAATGTATTTGGAAGTTCGTCTTCCGAAGCTCTTCGTCGTGCGTCAATGGCCGCAGCTTTGGAAGATGTTTCTAACATCCAACGACAGGGGCGTAGTCAAGAAGCCAACATCTTTGCACAAGCTCAAAGCGAGTTTGCACGCGCTCAGTCGATTCAATTACAAAGTCCATGGCTTGCCGGTATTCAAGGAGGGCTTCAGGGTCTGTCAGCAGGACTCGCATTGGGTTCGGCCTTTAGTGCCGCAGGTATTGGCGCACCAGCAGCAGCAACTGGAGGTGCTTCAACGGCAGGTGCTTCTGGATTCGGTTCACCGACTGCTCAAAGTATCGGCGGCTTTAGATACGCATAATAGGAATACAATATGTCACGAATGCCGACATTCGGTTCTGGTCCAGGCCAGTATCAAAGTCAGACTACTTTTAGTCCAGTATTTCAACCGACCATTCAAACAATTCAAGAATCTAAACAAAACTTATTTTCTCAACTTGCCGGAATTATTCCTTCCGTAGCTCGATCCGCAGCAGATGTGATCAACGCTACAACAGAAAGTAAAATCAACTCCTACAAGGAAAGAGAAGCAGCGGCAAAATTAGAAGCGTTTAATAACGATGATCTGGGTATTCTAGAAAACTTTTATCAATCTGAAATATCCACAACAGGTATTCAACCGCCGTCTATTAGAAACGCTGCTACCGAAGGTTTCATCGGTGTTAAGCAAACCATCAACAAATACAACGAAGAGTTGCAAAAGTCTATTGCAAGAGACCAAGAATCTGCAGATAAAGAAAAGTCTCAAAATGAAATGAAGCAACTTCGCAGCACTCTAGCGTATGTTGAACAAGGGTGGAAACTTAACAAAAACTGGAATGTTGCATCAGAACAATACAACGAACTTAACAAACAGTTTAAAAACAATCCAGATGCTTTGACGATGATTACAAACTCGTTTACAGAGTTTGGACTTGCTATTCAAAAAGATGTTGATTCAAAAATAGAAGAAGCCAACACAGCGAAAATTAAAACAGAAACAGAAGCTGATCAACTTGCCAAACAGTCTGCTGAACTTGTTAAAGATTCGTTTACAAATAATCCCAATACTAAACGACAGATCAGAATGGGAGGCCCAGAGCAGACAATATTTCTTATGGGCAAAGCTCTTCAGGAAACCAATCCAGATCCGTCTATTGTATGGGACAGCACCACCGGGCTTACGGTTAACAGGCCAGAAATAAATGCAGCAATAATTAAACAAGCCACTATTATTAGCTACGGCTTTAATGATGCGATTTATAAAGAAGCTCTTAACAGTAGCATGGAAGATCGACTTAGAAATCTTAGCAACGCAGCAGCAACAAGTCCGACACAGTTCTTGGAGGCGTTTAGAAATTCACTTCAATTTGGCAAAAGTCTTGATTCCAACAATCAAGTACAGTACTTCGATAAAGTAGAACAAACTCTTAACAAAACTATTACAAGTTTGTCCGAAAGTCTTACAGAAAGTGGAACACCCCAGGATATAGTTAAAGTAGCTACAGACATAACCACTGTTTTTAATAACACCATGGGTTCTGGATTTCGTCTGGGAGCGTCCACAAACGAATCTTTTAATCAAGTTAAAAGAGCCGGATCAAATATTTTGACCAACACTGTTTTTGCAGATCTTTCGCAAACAATGCCTCAGGTTAAGTCTTCAGAATCCGCCAAAGAATGGCTAGTAGACAGCAATGGAAAACCTACAAATATTACATTCGGCGACTTTGCTTTGATTCAAAGACTCTCTGAAATGGTTGATTCCGAAACAGGAAATAAGATTTTTAGTGAAGAAGATATTAACAAGATTCTTGTTACAGGAGATTACGCCTCGGCGTTTTCTCGTGAAAAGAAAGGAGCTAAAGATCTTATTCTTGTAGCCGCTATTGAAGCAGCGAAAAACTTTCGAGGAACAGAAAATACCGACAAGAACGGTAAACCACGAATCGGTGTAACAACAGCTGATATTCTTGATGCACAAAGACGTGGAGTTGCATTGAGTCCTAAACAATTCGATTCGCTTACTTCTCCAAGCGAGCAAACAAGAGATCCGATTATCGTAAGTAAAGGTATTTCAGGTTTGGAAACAATTCAGTTGTCGGATAAAACGTTTCTCACTCCGCAAAGAATATCTGAATTAGTTAACAGCAGAGACCCAAAAGATATTCAATCTCAGTTTGAATTGTTTGGAATTCTTGGCGCACAGGACTTGAGTTTTTTAAATGGAACCAATCCAACAATGCAACAAGTAACTCAAGTTGCACAAGATCTTAACTCAAGTAATCAATCCGAAGTTATTCGTGGTATTGCTTTGTTCCATTCTTACGGTGGATTTAAAAATCCGACAATCAGAGATTACTTAAACAATCCGCCGCAAGGCAATCCTACACTGTCGGATCAGCAACTTGTTCAACTAGCACATGTTTCTGAAATTGTTAAAGACAACAAACTTACAGTCCCTAATGGACTCAATTTGTTTCAATACCTCGATCAAGTTTCAAAGTCTGCGGAAGAAAAGGGTTCTCAAAGACAGAGCATTAAAATTTCAACCACAGACATGTTGGACGAACTTGAATATTCCGGCATTGCTTTGACATCAACTCAACTTCAGTTTATTAAAGCAGTTTACGAGTCCAATCTTTCGCTGTATCCGAACTCTAACGCAGCTGCAGTTACTAAGCAGATGGTTCAAAAAAACGGAATGGTTGTCGTTAATCAGCCTGATGGCAGTAAATCCTTATACTTAGATCCGTACAATTATTATGTAGAAGAAAAAGATAGGCCCGATCTTCTTTTGCGTACATTTACAACAGTCATTCCTGATTTCCACAAAGATGCTTACAGAAAGTATTTTGACATACGACCAGAACAAAAGTTTAATACCTTCGGAGATTTGTTGGTTGCTAAACTTTCAAACCGAGGCGTTACCTCGTATTCAGATCTTTTGGATCTTGATTGGAACCTGTCGTTTGATGAAGACAACTTTCTTACTTTCTTTGAAACAGCTCCTGGAAACATGTCTCCAAGTTACCAACTGGAACGAGGAGGTATACTTCAATTTTGGAATGAAAACGACAAAGTTTGGGAGTCTATCTTTGGAAAAAATGACGTTGAAATTCGTTTGACACGAAATAGTTTATTGTTTCCTGAGACTGCTAAAATGCTCGGGGAAGAGGGTGTTAAAAATATTGTTGTTGGACAAAGTGATATCTTGAATACCATGAATCCTGCGACTGTTGCAAGAAGTCGTGCAGCAGCGGCAGCCCTTCCGTTTGGCAGGGGAAGATTTCCTGTTGTTAAAACACACTCACGATAACAAAAGCACATATCGAACGATAGAAATGTCGTTCGATGTTTTAGAAAGGAGGCATCATGCCTACTGACAGTACGCAAGACAAATCTCTTGCAGGTGGAGTTGAAAAACTTAACAAGGCGGCTGAGTTGTTTAATAAACTTAAACAATCAACCCGTGATGATTTTGTTGACGTTCCTTTTTATTTTGAAGATGAATCCGACAATCAACAGGAAGCCGCCGTAAACGATACTGAAAGACAGTATGCTACTGTTGTTAGAAGAAGAACTCCTGTTTCATCCAGATACGCAATGGGTGCAGAACAGAATTTTGTTCCCGGTATAATTGACTCTTCTAGACAAGGTACATTTACCGATCCAAACGTGTCGTTTCTTTCAGACACAGTAAACTCTTTGATTACCGGAAGTACAATCGAAGCAGGCGGCGGTTTTAATGTATTTAATGCGTCTAGATTCATTGCAGAACCGTTGGCCAGGTTTGACGCTACAAGCAGATTAGAAGCCAGCGGTGTTAATGTAGACGAACTTAGAACACTAAAAAACGGTGATGCCGTTCTTAGTGCCATTCCGCAAGATGTTTTAAATCACATAAAAAGCTATGGATACAATCCTACGCCTCAACCCTCGGCTGATGAAACCGTTGATAATGTATTAAAACTATACGGAATTGCAAACGCTACTGCTGAAAAACTGGACCTGTTTGAAAACGGATTTTCACCAATAGCCGGAGCAGTTGCGTTGGGGTTGAACATCGCCGGAGATCCTACTACTTGGTTTGGAGTTGGTTTTACAAAGCCTGTTTCTTCTTTTGCAAACATGGCTTCTCGATTTTCAATAAAACAAACTGCAGCAGGATTTTCAGCCAGAACCGGAGCCGGAGCATTGATGGCAATTGCAGGTGCTGCTGAAAATGTTGCACAGTACTCTGATGATTTGTTTAGATTAACAAACAAAAATCTATCTACAGCAATTACATCGGGCGCAGGTATTACTGTCGCTCAAAATATTATTTCTACTCCAATTACAGCTAAATATTTTGAAGAAGCTGGAATGTCATATGACGGAATGACTCAGTTTCAAGAAATCCTTCTTGGTGCTGGAGGTGGTGCAGCATTTGGTGGAGTAATGGCAGGCGTGTTCGCTGGCTACAAACATGTTATTCCCAAAGTACATACAAAAATTCCAGTAACAAAAACTATTGCCGACACCGTAAAGAAAACTGCAGGCATTGTTACGCCTCCCGTCAAACGAGTTAATCCTAAGCTACAGATTCCAGAATATGTTGTAATCGAAAAAAGAGCAGAACTTTCTGAAGAGATTGCTTATCAGCTTCAGCGTCTTACAAACAATCCGTGGAGTAGTGCATTCTATCACAGAGAACGCATCCTCAATCAAAACTGGTGGGACAGCGTTGACGATTCCGGAATAGATCAATCTATGTTCTTAGATTGGATTGTCAAAAACAATCCGAACGAAGTTGAGATTGCTCGAATGACTGTAGATATCGAAGAACTTGCTAAATATAACAAGAACAAAGAACTTAACGAAGGACGAATTCCGTCACTCGAAGAAAAGTTCGATATGTTCATTGAAAACGATTTGATTGTAGACGGTGTTCCGATTACCTTTGGAGCATCGTCCAATCCCAAAAGAAACAGTGCTTGGTTCTTGTCCAACATTCGACAAGCATTGTCGGCTGGACAGCCTGTTACAATGGCTATTGGTAAAGACGTAACTACAGCAATTGGAGCGGTGTCATATGATGATACTGCTAAAGTCTTTACAATGCAGAATGGTTCCAAGTCAACTCTATCCGAGTTGTTTGGACCGGACGCGAGTCTTATCTTTGTATTGAAAGAAGAGGCTGATGCCCTCAATCGACTTAATGGTAAGTCTGTTCTTGCTGATGGAATTGTTACCAGAGAAAGTCAGCAGTTCAGCTATACCACAACTCCGCAAGAAGATCTTGTTGGTGTTGTTGTCAACACCTTGGATAATAAAACCAAGGTAATGGGAGTTGTTACAAAGACTGAAACGCCTAAAGCAGTGGCTGTTGATGAAAAACTGTTAGATGAACAGGCTCTTACTTTGTTGACTTTGGTTGCACATCGAGCCAGCGCACTTGGTTTGACAACGGATCAGTATATCGCTAGACGAATCGGTGACTTTATTATTGATCCCAAGTCTCCGGACTTTAGAACCGCAGCGTTGGAAAAGATGAAAGTCGATCCAAAAATGCGAGAGGCGTGGGCCGATACCTCCAAGGGTAAGGCCATTATCTACGCCTTCAAAGATCAAACCAACTTCTCTTCTTTAGTAAAAGAACTGTCTACGATATTCTATAAAGATCTGCCGTCTTTTCAAAAGGTAAAGTTGGCTAAATGGCTTGGAACCGAAGACATGCAAAAATGGTCTCAGGTTTCCAAAGACAAGTTTGCCGATGCGTTTCTTGCGTATGTTGAACAAGGTCGAGTTCCTACCGAAGGTCTTAGATCTGTCTTTGCCAAGATGCGTTTTTGGTTGGCCAATCTGTATCAGACAATTACAAAATCGCGTCCTGATATTATCTTGAATGATGACATCATCAAGATCATGGACACGATGTTTACTCCGAGACCTTTGTCAACGGTCGGTCCTGATGGCGTTACATATAACTATACAGTCAAGCCTCAGATTCCTGAAAACATAGACGTTGATTCTATTTCAGCACCAATAGGTGCAGGATTTCGTGCAGGATATGTTGAAGTTCAGCTAGATGGTATCATCAATCGAGCGTTGATTAAATTGATGAATGCTTCTGATCACGAAGAACGAGTTGCCATGATGCAATTCATTCGTGAAAACACCAACATGGATGATGCCACTATTATGTACATGGCATCTCAGTTGAACAAACGAGTGTATGAAGCCGTCAGAACTGGTAAAAAGAAACTTCGTCAAGCATCTAATCCCGTTGTACGTCTTTCGGTAGAAGACTATGAAAAGATGTTGATGTATAACGATGCTGTTGGCATGGCTCCAAAAACAAAGGTGGATGGAGAAATGTCGGCACGAGCTAAGGCTTTGTCTAAAAAGAACGCCTATGCCTTGGACATTCTAGCACAGCGTATCTACACCCGCTACAGTGCAATCATCAAGTTTCATAGTCTGGACCTTCGACCGGAATCCACTAGCATGTCTTGGGTGTACGAAGAGATTGCTGATCAACTACTAAATCGAAAAAAGAAAAATAAGATTGGCAATACTTCGGAGTTTATTTCTAAGACTTTGCAGAAGCGTCTCGCTAGAGACATGAAAAAAGAACTTGCTGTCGTTTCTCAATACTATGTGACAACAAATGCAGAGTTTAAGAAAATACTAAAGCAAATGTACTTTGGATTTGAATCACATTTAAAAGTAAATCAACAGACATGGAAAGATCTTGATCCAAAATTTACTAATCAACCTGTTGAGGGTGTTATCTACGCTCCTGGACAATCTCCAAAGGTTGTTGTTCGTGGTGATGATCTAGCACCTATTATTCTTCCTTCTAACAAGGAACTAAATAAATTAGTTATTCCTGTTTCTGACTTTAGAAATCCTACCAGTGCTTATGCACGAGCGGTTAAAGCTGTGGAGGAAGCACGATTAGCCAGAGAAAGGGCGGATGCTGGAGGTAATCTTGAAGAGATCAATGCTTCTCGCGCTGAGATGCGAAGATCTTTAAGAAAACTACATGAAGCGTTTAACAAATACCATAGTCCTGCAAATAGCAAGGTCAAGGTAGAAGTTCCTGCTACTCGTGAAAAGATATTTGAATTCGGTGTTCCAGAAAAACTTCCGGGTAATCGAGCCGATTCAAATGAAGTTACCAAAATTCTTGTTAATGCTTCCGAAGACGGAACGCTAAACAAAGGAAACAACAACTGGCTTGTATACGCATCTTCCGATTCTATTCGCAATTTGCGAAAGATAGGCGGATTGTTTGATCAAGGATCTTTGGCTACGGTAGGATCTGAGATTCCTATTATCGCCAGAATGAGCCAACTTGTTTCGTCTCACAACCTCTACACAGCCTCGTTTGGGTACAACAGTCTTGTTGGTCCCGGTCTTCAGCAACGCAAACAGCTTGCTGTTACCAGAATCAGCAGAACTATTGATCAAGTTAATAATGTTCTAAACAACGTTGATGATGCCACCAGAGAGCTGGTAATGAAAACAGCCATGGCAAAAATCAACGATGTTGTTCTTCCTACTTCGACCAGTCCTCAAATCGAACGACTTGTAAACCAAGTTGTTCCAATTGTTCAAGGATTGTACAAAGAGATGGAACGACGAGGAGTAGCATCAGGTTACTTCCGAGGAACGCTTGATTCCTACTCAGGTACGTTTGTTGTTAGAAATGATCGTAGAGATTTACGAGGACTTGCAGATGGTCTATTTAAAGTCTTTGACGAAAAGTTTAGTGGACCTAATGCGGTCCTGCACAAGAAAACACTTCAGTCTATTGAAGGTATGTGGACCCGGAATACCGATACTGGTGAGTACATATTTGCTGGTTTAGGTCGTGGCTATACGGAACAACCGAAGTTGGTGTCCGATCTATTGCCAGCAGATAAGATTCGATACTTTGAGATTCTTCGTTCAGACAAGGTTGATTCGGATGGAGTTCCTGTAGAGGGTCTCCGAAGAGAAGCCCACCTTGCAGCACGAAACAAACTTGGAATGCCTATCGAAAAGGCTCAACAGGATCTGGCCTTGACTAGACCTGACGTGACCCTTGAAAGAGCTGTTCAGGTTGACGCATGGTTCCATCCTGAGGTATCAAAGTTTATCGACTTCCGTCCTGGTGAAAGTTTGAATCAGTACACTAGAACCGTGTACCGAATCTCTGAACAAGAAGCAATCAACGCTTTTGTAAAACAGTTGCTTGGTGTTTCAAGACGAGATATCGGTGCGTTGGAACTGGTAGACGGAATCGAAGACATGCTTCTTCGCCGCGCCGATTTGGACGAGAAGGCTAGAGACGCAATTAAAAACAGTACTCAATATCTTCGTAATCAATTCAACTCTCTTAGAGATTCAAGTTATTCTGACATCACTAGAAAGCAAGGAATTACGGACGATCTCGCTGATATTGTTGCTACGGCGGCAAGAATTCCTGTGTCGGCTAGAAGTGCGTTGGCCTCCAGCGTTACCGAAGTACCGATGATCTTGATCAATACCGCAGTCAAAGACGGAGCGCACGGCTTTAGTCGTTTGATTCGCGATACTTTGAAAGGTATGACCAAGGATCAACTTAAAGGTATTACCGCCGGATACTTGTGGATGCGTAACAGATTGCCACACACACTTGCATCATCTGTTGATTCTGTTACAATCAATCGTAACTGGCTTGAGCGTACTTTTATCAATCCGTCACGAGTCGTTCTTGGCTCAGAAGGATTGATGAACAAGGCAAAATCTGTTGTAGCTTGGTTACATCACACTACAAGTGGAATTGCTGGTGAAGATTTATTGCAAGGATTTGCTTCAGCAATGGCGGTTCACGCTGCATCAGTTCGACTGATTCGCTTGTTCGACAATATTGAGGCTTTGGCTAAGACTCACGCAGCCTATAACTGGGCTGATGAAGTTGATCCCGAAGCAGTCTTTAAAAAGATGGCAAGCGATCACGGATTTGGTGAGGATATTACTTTCGCAGCTCGACTCAATCAAGCAGGTCTGTTGAACCCTGATATCATTCAAAAGATTCGTGAAATGGATTCCAAAACTGGCGGACGACTGTTGGATGGTGAGAACGGTTCTTTGGATTATGGTCTTCTTGAGGAATTGAAACTAAAGAACCCACAATACACAGATGCCGTCGATATTGTAAACTCATATAAAGAAACTGAACTAACTCGACATGTTGTTACGCCGGGTGTTCAAGATGTTAACACTCCTATGGGAGGTATGGACCCTTGGACTAAACTAAAGAATCAGTTCACAGGATTTGCAAGAGCGTGGTTCAACAATATCATGCTTAATAATATTGCAAACGAGAAACTTGCTTACGGCTTGTTCTTGATTAGTGTTGCTCTGTTCGGAGAAACCCTATACAATGTATCGCTTCGTACTTTGTATGGAGACGAATCGTTGGAAGAAACTCTGAACGATTGGGCAGAAAACCCTATTCAAAATATGATGCTGACTGTTGGAAGATCGAATATTGTTGGCACGTCCAATATTATTCCGATGACAATTATTGACATAATTTCCGACAGACCTTCGTCTCAAGTTAGTGCAGCAACCATCTATCCTATTAGTTCTACTGCTAAGACATTGAAATCTATGGCTAATGTAGTCAAAGATGGACTTTCTTCGACAGAAGAAATAGATGTTAAAGATGCAAGCAGAATTGAAAGCATGGTTCCGTTGTTTAATGCTTGGTGGATGAAACAACTAACACAAACTACGGGGTATGACGGCATCTCAAGTTATCTGTACGGTAAGCAGGAGCAACCTGCGAACTAAGAAAAATCTTCGCGCTTTCGATCCCTCAGTAAGACATTACTGGGGGATCTTTTCCCGTTACCATTTATGGAGACTCTATTATGGCTTATAGTAAAGTGAAGTATACATATACTTCGGGTGGAAGTACCACCTTTAGTTATTCTAACGTAGATGTTCTTGGTGCAGGAGCAGATCCTGTGTCTGAGCAACTTGATGTATATCTGAACGATGCACTATTGGTGCTGACCTTGGATTATACTATTAACACAGGAACCGAGACAATTACGCTTACATCTCGTGTTGCTTCTGGTATGGTTACAGGAGATGTCGTTGTTATTCAGCGTGATACAAAGTTAAATGATCGCTATGTTGACTGGACTAATAATGCCGGTATTGACGAATCAGACCTCGATCTTGAGGGTGATCAGCACTTGTTCATCGAACAGGAGTTGTCTGACGAACTTGATCTTGCGTTGAAAAAGAATGTGTCAGAAACCTATTGGGACGGTCAATTTCTTCCTAGTGCCAACTGCTCTCCTGCCACTGACGGCAGCGGCTGGACTACGCTAAATCAGGTTCAGAACCTGTTGGCAGGTGGAGAGACGGCTAGTCTTGGTACGATCAATGTGTGGTGCTTTGATGGAACAGGATCACAGTCTTCGTTTTTGTTAAACGGTGCAGCGTCTAATACAAACGTAAACAACTTGTTTGTTTCGCTTGATGGTATTACTCTTTGTCCGTGTGATGATGATGTTCCCTTCAGTTTGTTGTTGGAACGAGCAGCTACTGCTGCGGCTACTAGAGAAACAACCTTCAGTAGTTTAACTGGCGCAATTAATTCCGCTTGGGATTCCGCATTGACAGGTGAAATCGACGGAATCAACCAACTATTTGGTCGTCCGTACACAGGAAATCCTGCAAACAACGACAAGTTTCCTGGCATTGTAGTTTACTACGAAGTTAAGGTTACTAGCCGAGATGCTGGTTCAGGTCCAGTTCCTACCATTCCGACTACCTTCGTTGGAACCGCTAGTGAATGTCAAGCGTTTCTTGATTCTTGGACAGATCAAGGTGCAACCGACACTCACTCAGGAACTATTCGCTATCACCATGTAGAAGCCCCTGAGTTTGGGTACACCTATGATGCTGCAACCAGAGCATTGACCATCACCCCCGCACCGCCGCAAGGCGTTAGCATCTGTGTTCGTCAGCTTACCGGAACAGTAGCTGTTGACTTGGGCAACCTTAGTCTTGACGGCAGCGAACTGCAAAATGATTCAATTGAACTTCGCCATATTGATATGGCAGGAGAAACTTACTACATCGGTGACGAAAGTACTGCCACAGCTAATAGCTGGCCCGCAGCAACAAAAAAGCTTTTGGTGATTAATAACGACGGTACTCCATATTTAGGACTTATTAACAGTTCGTTTATTACTAACTTTACATCTGCAGTAACAACTGTTCGCCTAAACCAATTGACTGTTCCTAACGCTTCTGTAAACATGAATACCAACAAGATTACAAATCTGTTGGCAGGAACAGCAGGAGGAGACGCGGTTAACTGGACTCAGTTAAATGCTGTCCAGTTGTCGGCAGATACCACCAAAGCGCGAACAGTGTATGGCGGATCTACCGCAGGTAATATCGCTCCTGATTTGTATTACAACTCTGCGTCCAACATTCGATTGACGTATAACGGAGATACTAACGATTATCTCCGATTAACATTGAATCAGAACTGTCCTCCTGTTCGTATGGTGGAGACTGCGGCAGAAGGCTTTACTGACAACAACTGCATGTTGCGTGCCGCCTTTCGTCCTCGATGGCTGAAATTTATAGCTGCTGGAGAGTGGTTTGGAAAACGAAACGACAACGGAAATTTGATAAACGGTGACGGCGGTACGACTTATACCTGGCTGTGGGATGTTGATTTGTGGGAAATAGAAAACGGATTTGCTCCGTTCTCTACAACTACCTTAAACAATAATACTGTTCGCGTGTATTCACTTCCTCGACCACAAAGAATTACGATTTCAGACGGTGCAGTTGGAAATGTTTATCCTATGAACTTGACTAAGACAAATGCAAAGTTGTATGTTGAAAGCGAACTTGGGTCTACATTTCGTGTATGGCTAGAGCTTAAGGGAACAGAAAGTGCCACATCAGTGTATTACGTTCTTCGTAATCCTTCCACGGTAAACGGAGCTGATACCTTTAACTACGGTTCGATTCAGTTGATCGCATGTAAGGGATTCTAATTATGAATAAATTTGTGAATATTCTGTGTATTGTCATTGCCGTTATTGCGGTTGGCTGTAAGTCATCCTCTGTCGGCAAGTATCAGAACTCGCTCTACAAGGAGTCCGATAACATTCAGCAGGCTATGGTGCAGGCCAAAGAGCAAGCTACCAATGTGTCTGTGAAGTTGGACAAGATCGAGGAATCGTCACAGACGGCCTACAATGCCATTAGCAGCGTTCTGCTGGTGACCCCTGCCGTGGGTAGCCCCCAGGTCCAGGAATCGCTCAAAACGTCTCTAAAGGCAAATGCGGACATTCTGGTGGACGTGCAGGCGGCCAAGCAATCTACGGATGCCATCCTTGGGGTTACCAAGGAGGTTACGGTGTCCGCCAAGGAGGTTGGCAAGGCGGCTAACAATGTGCAAGATGTCGTCGGGTTCTGGGAATCCCTGGGTTCAGGTATCCGTAAGGTCGTTACCCTGTTGACGTTGGCTCTCGTGGTCATTGTCGGTTGGCGATTCGGTCTGGATACGTTGGTCAAGTCGGTTCTTGGATTTGTCTCCAAGGGCATCATGGTTGTCAGCAATTGGTTCTACGCCAAGTATGACGGTCCCGTGAAGTTGATCAAAGAAGGCAAGGTCAACGAAGGCATTGCTGCGCTCAGGTCCGCAGTACCCGGTCTCAATCGCTCGTTCAGCAAGACCGGAGGCAAAGATGGAACAGGGGCCTGACAGTTGGGAATCACATCGTAAGTGGGTGGTGCATACCCTTGAGGAGTTGACCAAAGACGTTAAGTGTCTCACCAATCAAATGGCGGTCAACAACACGAAAAACCATATCTTGTCCGTGGCTATCGGTATGTTTGCCACAGGATGTATTGCACTTGGGGTGAAACTTGTTGCCGGAAGTTAATGAATTGATTGACATGTTGTCTGACGATCAGTGTGTGTCGATGTTGCCGTTGCTGCAGATGCGTCTGCGTAAGTTCGACGGTTCACAGAACGACACCCTGAGGCGGAAGTTGGTGGGTAACATCATTCGAGATCTTGACGATCCCGAGAAGTGTACCCCCGGCCTGTACCAAGCGGCATTGCGTCTGCTTGGCGAGGATACCGCCATGATTGATCAGCCCATGGTTCCGGGAGCTAGAGTGGCTGAGATCGCCTCTCAACTCCCATTCAAGTAAACACAGGAGCATTCGGTCGAAAGATCGAATGCCTCTTTATGATTATTCCTGAAATTACTGGTGACTTTAGAAACTTTCTGTATCTGGCTTGGCAGGCCATGGGTCTGCCTGAGCCTGATTACATTCAATACGACATCGCTGACTGGTTGGCCAACGGCCCCGCAAAGCGACAGGTACGAGGTATGCGTGGCGTAGGCAAGTCCTACATCACGGCGGCCTATGCCAACTGGAGGTTGTACAAAGATCCCGATATCTCAATTATCGTTGTATCGGGTGTCGCTAATCTTGCTCAGGACTTTATTGGTCTGAGCCGTAAGATGCTGGACTCGATGGACATCTGCCAACACCTGAGACCGGGTGAGTGGGACAAGGACGGAGCCTTTCAGTTCGTGTCCCGAGCAAGAAGCAGACCGCAGAAAGATCCCACGGTGTGGTCCTGCGGTATCGGCACAAGTAAGACAGGCCATCACGCCCCGTTGATTATTTGTGACGATATTGAGACACCTGAGAACTCAGATACCGTCGAGAAACGGGAATGGCTGTTACGACAGATCTTCGAACTGGAAGATATCCTGAATCCTGGCGGAGAGTTGGTATTCCTGAATACACCACAGAGTACAGACTCGGTGTACATCAATCTCGAAAGGCGAGGGTATGAACCCAGGCGTTGGCCTAGTAGGTATGTGAATCACCTTGATGAAGACGAAGCAAGGTGGGTGTCTCCTGTGATCTTGGAACCCGTAGCAAAGGGCGATAAGTTACCGGGTCAACCTACGTTGCCTCAGAGATTCTCCGAGGAATACCTGCTTGAGAAAGAAGCCAAGTACGGTCCATCCAGGTTTGCAATGCAAATGCAGTGTGACCCTAGGTTGGCAGACAAGGACAAGTACCCACTGAAGTTGAGAGACTTCGTGGTTATGGATACACACAGAGATATTGCTCCTGCACGAGTCGTCTGGGGAACCAGTGAACCCGTGCAGGATATACCCTCTGTAGGCTTTGGTAACGATAGATTCTATCATCCTATCATGGTTGATAAAGACAGTTGGGACCAGTATGACACAGGTGTTATGTTTGTAGACCCTAGTGGTGGTGGCACAGTATCAGGAGATGAACTAGGATACTGCATCGCTAAAA